AATTACAGTCAAAATTTAATTTTTTTATTTTAAATAGAGAACTATCGCTTAAATAATTATCTTCAACTCTTAAATAATTATTTTCCATCAATTTTAGAATCTTTATTTGTCATAACATCCTTAACATTTTTTGGTAATGAAACTTGCCAATTGGCAATCATTTTTGCAAAATGATTTATAAAATGTTTAAAAGGTTCTGGTTGTAAGTGTATTCTACCTTTAATAAAAAGTATGAATCTTTCTCTCCAAGAAAATTCTATATCACAACCACCATCTTTTAATTGTCTAAAGTTCATACTTTCATACCTCCTATTTTTTGTCTTTTATCATACTTAAAATTTTTGTAAGGTCCATTCTTATCTACATAATGTAAAAAAGTTTGAAACTGAAAATCTCCTAAAAATTCTTTTCTATAATGAGTAAGTTCCATACCAAGATAAATTGCTGCATCACCAGGTTTTAATAATATTTCATTATCATCAATATATATTGGCCAATCAGTTCCATCACCTCCTACATTAACTGTCACAGATATTTCACAAGATTCTCTATCTTCATGTTTTATTAATTCAGCTAAATGTGTGTAAGCACGCCAATAAGAATAAGTCGGCCAAAGTTCTTTACCAGTTAGTTTTTCCATTAAGGGTAATTTTAACATTAACAATGATTCCATATAATTGTCTCCATAAAAACCAGAATCACCGTTTTTGTTAAAATCAATATCAAAATATTTAACATTACCTTCATGTCTAAGTTTACATGTATAAAATATTAATTCTCTCTCATTATCTTCAAGAAAATTACTAACTTTTTTATATTTAAAATCTTTTCCTATAATGCCCATGCTACTATTGAATATTTAACTCCTTTCTTTACGGGTTCTACTTTATGTGGATATAAAAAATTAGAAGGCCATATTATTAATCTGTTTTTTTTAACTGGTATTTTTATCGGATCTGTTCCATCAGGGTTTATAAAACATAATTCACCGCCTTCGTAATCATCATTAACTAAAAAAATTAAACTTAAAGTTCTAGGTACAGTGCCTCCATGATCAACGTGCCAATTGTAAAATCCATCTTTTTCATATTTTAATAATTGAATATCTTGTATTTTTGGATGTTCAAATAATGGCATTTTTATCAAAGTTGGATATTCTTCAATCCGATAATTAAAAAAACAATACAATAAATTTGACCAATGAGTAACACATGCAGAATCTGAATTGTTTGTAAAATGCATGCATTGTGTATCTCTTACTTTTTTATCAACTGTTCCTTTATCTCTTATTATGGTCGCTGTTTGTAATTTAAAAATTTTTTCATTTTTAATTACTCTAGTAAAGTTATTTAAAATTTGCTTGGGTAAAATATCATCTCTTATTCTTATTAAATCTTTTACTTCCATGATGTTTTACTCCACCACTTAGATTTTAGAAGATGCACTAATTTAAGTACGTGTTGAATTCCCCATTTATAAAAATGATCACTATCTTTTGAACTTATTTTCATTTTCCAACTGCTTCTCTTAAAAGGTATAACTTGTACGTAAGGAGTTCCTTTTTCAAATGTATCCTCAATGCAAGGATACTTATCACCATTTATTGTAAATGGAAAGTTTATTTCTGAGTGATATTTATCTGTATGAACAATGCCAGGAATTATAGAAAATCTATCATCTGCATTATTTAAAGGGGGTACAAATAAACATGAATATCCCGGTGGTGTTTTAATTATCCATGGATTTATAAATTTTTGAATATGTTTATCTAAATTTTTTTTAATTAATGGTGAACCTTCAAGCTGAAATTTATCATGTTCTTCTTGAACATTTACATTTAAGTTAGGATCTACGTGTTTCTTAGTGTTATGAATACCTTGAACTTGCACATCAGTATCGCCTCTAAACTTATTAAATTTAACTTTATAATCAGCTGGTAAACGTAATAAGTAACCACTTGTGAGAGTTTCAAAAAATGGTCTACATCCTTTTACAGTCAAGTTATCTCTGTTGTGAATTAATTTTTTATACCATTCAGGTAAATTAAATTTTATCGGTTGTGGTAATTCTTCTTTTAAATCAATGTAATACTTGGGTGCTTGAAATTCTATGCAATTTTCTAACATGTATAAATAGTAATACTATTTACGGTAATTGCAATAAACTTTTAAAAGGTATTGAGTTTGTTTTACAGTAATCTTCCCATGTCACCATTGGATAATTTAAAGAAGATGTATCTAAACTTTTTAGATAATTATAATAATTATTCCAATCTCCCCACATAGAGTGATTTTCGTTGTTTGAAATATAATGCTCTATTCTCTCTATTAAGTCAGGAACATATCCGTCTAATCCAGCTTTATCTAAACTTAGAGAATCGTGATCAGTAACAGTAATATTGTTGCTGCTATCACAAGTAGCATAAGCTTTATTAGTTTGCACTTTATCAAAATCTGCATCTGAAACTTCTAAAACTTTTAATGAATCATCTAACCAAAAAAAAGAATTTTTTTCTGCATCGCTTTCTGCTATTGCATGAAGATTTTCTGTTTCTGATGTGTTTCTAAAAATAAAATATTTAGCCATAATTTTTCCTAACCGTCACTATCTTCCCAAATTAATAAACCCCCAGGATTTCCACTTTCTCCAGGATTTATTAAAAAGAAACCAGGAGCATTTGGTGCTAAACCTTTCAAACCATAACCTCCATTTACTTGATCAGATCCACTGGACATTGTATCACTTGTAGGTCCTACGTTCCAAAATCTTCTTGGAACTCCACTAAATTCATTTGTAAAAGATATTGTTCCATTTGACCCTGAACCATTTTGTGGACCATTAGGACCACCACCTCCAGCATTTGCTTGAAGTCCTGCAAAGTTAGTAACGTTACCAGCACTACCAGCTTGGAAAGAATTTTGTCCCATACCACCATTGCCGCCTCCTCCTACTACATAAGGGTATCCTGTACTTGCAGAGACTGGCACTGCAGCACTATAACCAAAAGTTGCTTCACCACCAGGTTGACCATCATTATTGTTTCTTCTTTTAGCTCCTCCTCCGCCAGCTCCCCACATAAAAATATTTAATTTAGAAGAATTAGCTCCAGTAGTATACGTTCCTGATGAAGGTCCACTAATTAACTGTTTAGGTTGATATAAATTACCACCCGCTGATCCGCTAGATGCTGCAGTTAATCTTCCTTGTGCATCAACTGTTATTGAAGCAAGAGTATAAGATCCTGCAGTTACAGAAGTATTAATAAGTTGATCAGCACCTACGGCATCATCCGCCATTTTATCAACTGTAACAGCATCATTGTTAATTGCAGCAGTTACAACTGCGTTGTCAGAAAGTTGTGCAGCTCTAATTGCATCGTCAGCAATTTTAGCATTAGTTATTGCATCGTCTGCTACTTGCGCAGTTCCTATTGTTCCGCCTAAAGTATCTAAAGATACTTCGTTTAAATTTGTTCCATCAGCATAAGCAGCATATATTTTTGCAGCGTCTGGGGTAAATCCTGTACCTGATGCAGTTTTAATAGTTAGGTTTGATGGATTAGTTAATCCTGAGCAATCAAAAATATAAAATTTTTCTATTGAATCTGGAATAGTACAAACTGTGCTTGCAGCAATTGTAGCAGTAGCAAATTTTATTACTAAATTCCTTGCATTTGATAAAGCACCATCTGACATTACAAGTGCAACAGTCCCTCCTGAAGAAAGTGTTACTTGTTCAAAACCAGCAATTGCTTGTTGTACTAAATTTAAATTTGTATTTGTCTTATCACCCCAAGTACCAGCATTTTCACCAGTCACCATTAATTCGAGTTTAAGATCTGTAGAATAACTAGATGCCATAAAATTTTATCTCCTTAAATATTATTATTTTACATTAATCATGCAGCCAAATCAACTGGTGTCCAAGTATTTGATACACCTGGATCAATTTCAGCCCACGCTGTAATATTTGGACTTCCAACAGATGCAGTCATTTGTATGCCTGATACATCAATTTCTGCCGCAGCATCAATAGAAACTTGACCTATAGATCCACTTAATTGTAAACCAGAAACTCCTATAATTTGTCCTGGAATTTCAGCATGTTGTCCAAGAGACATCGTAGCTTGAAGACCTGAAGGTTGTTCAACTGTTGTTTGAACTAAAGTAAATGTACCCAAGCTCATACTTGCTTGGATTCCACTTACATCTACAGGAGTTTTTAAACCCGCTACAGTATTTCCAATTGAACTAGTTAATGATCCAGCACTAGAAACAGTTACGTTAGCATCAGCATCAAATTCTAGTGATCCAATTGTAAAATCAAGTTGGTCTTCAGCAGCAAAGACTGTTATATCTTGATCAATTTGTAAAGAGAAACTTCCAAATGTTGAAGTTAATTCTCCTGCACTTGTGACTGATACAGAAACATCAATTGATGCGACTGCATCACCTATCGATGAGGTTAAACTTTGACCAGTAGCAATAACTGAGTAAGCACCACCCCATGCAAGATTACCCCAAGTTCGTCTACCCCAACCAATACCTGTTAATTGAGATTCATCAACTGTAGCTGCACCAATGTTAGAGGTTGCAGAAATTCCTGTGACAGGAACACCTATACCAATTACTGTGCTACCAACAGCCATTGATTCCAAACTACCAGTAACTTGTACTACAGCAGAGGTACCTCCAACAGCAGCACCTTGAGAAGATGTAATTTGAATTCCAGATACTGAAACGTCAGCATTTGCTGTTACAGATTCAGAACCGATTGATGATGTTAATGATATGCCACTGACGGAAACTATTTCGTCAGAAAGATCTCCCCATTCGGATGCTCCCCATGTCTTACGTCCCCATCCAGTAGCCATATCATTTTATTCCTTATGCAAGTCTCAAAATTGCAGCAGAAGTTGTAAACGCTGGAAATTGAATTGTAAATGTTCCAGAAGTTGCAGTTTTTTCTGCACCAAAATCTAACACTGCTACAGCATCTGTAGTGTTTGAACCACCATCAGTTGTTGTATTATAAATTAATGCTCCTCTTGCAGTAAGAGTAACACCTACAAAAGATAAATCAGCAAAGTCAGTTATTGCTACCGATGATGAAACTTTTACACCTTGATTTACTAAAGCTTTTCCGCCCGCTGAATAACCAGAAGGAGAAGACACTTCTCCAGATGTAGTATAGTTTGTAGTAGATTTTCCTAAAGTAGCTGGTGATCCATACATCGCTAATTTATATGTATCAGATGATGTATCAAAATCATGTTTACCTTGTAGTAACTCTTTCTTAAAAGAATCACAAATTGCGTTTGTTGTTATTGCCATAATTGGCCTCCTTTAATTATTTGTTTGGAGAAGGAGATGGAACAACAATTCTTGGCACTCCATCATCGTATTCTCCACGTCTTCTTCTACCCATTTGTTGTAGGGCAAAATTCTGTACTTCTTCAGTATACTTTGTTTGATAGAGGTTGTACAGATTGTCGGGTCCTTTTAAAAATCTAAAAGCTTCTGCTAATACTCCATGCAATAACATAGATTCTTGATGTTGAGAAAGATAGGTGTTGTTTGAGCTAGTAAAATTTGGTGCATCTTTTATGTAATTTATTTGTACAGTCAAAGCTGAAGCTGGAGTTGGTGCCACTAAAATAATATTTCCTGTTTGTACGTTATCTTCCCAATTCGCATAATATTTAGGCGTTCCTTGTACACCAGTGCTATTAAACTCAGAAATAAAACTAGTATCTCTTTTTTCTAAAAAAATTCTAGTGCTGCCATCTATTACTTGCACAGATCTAATAACTAAAGCATCTGATGGTAAAGAAACATATCTATTACCCGCTGTAAAATTAGATGTTGCGTATTTTCTTAAATCATCATAATCAACTTTACCAGCTATATCTAATTCAACGTTTCTAATAAATTCTTGAATAATAGAATCACTTAAAACATTAGCATCTACTTCAGTGTAGTTTCTTACTTGTGTTAAAAAATTTGCATGAGTTATTGCCATTACGAAATACTTACTCCTACTGAACCAATTAAAGAAATGAGTTCTCTTCTTCTATTTTGCAATGATGGATCTTCGGGAACCATACTATGAATAGTTGTTGTTATACCATTTGTTGTTACATTAAATTCTTGTGTTCTAAAGGCAAAGTCTCCCGGTAATGATAAATTAGCAACACCAACATGAATACCACCTGAATCTGAAATAGTATTATCATTTTGAAATTCTTGAGAAGGTTGTTGAAATTTCATCACCCTTGGATTTTTTAAAGCTATTGCATCTGCCTTGTGGTATGGTGGATCTAGTTGAGGATGTTTTGGTTCAAACTCAGATATATGAACTAAAGAACCATTCCATTCTTTTACCATTTCTTTGTATGGATAAGCCATTCCTGATCTATCAGATATTGCTTTTGATCTTTTACCAGTTGCGTATGACATTATACTCCATCTCCAAAATAAGTTTGAGGAGATATATAGACAGATGCCCTTTGGCCATCTTCATTTAATGCTCTTAATAATTCATCCTCATAAAGTTGTTTTAATAATTGAATTCTATCTGGTGCTCTTTTTTGTGCTAAATAGTAAGCAAGACCTGAACACATACACGGTAAAAATCTATAAGCAACATCTGCTTGATTTGTATACACACCCGCATCTTCAATTCTGTTAATTGTATAAAATTTTAATGTTGTATAAGTCGTTGCATCAGGAGCCAAATATAAATTTATTGTAGGCGTTGTCTGCCTATCTACAAAATATTGCGAAGGTTGTCCTGTTTGTAATTTGTTTGGAAGAGCTGCATATGCAGATCTATCAATTTTTGTTAAAGATATATCGTTCGTTGATGAAGTATTTCCAGCAGCATTTGTGGTTGATATGTATGCCTCTAAAACATCATTTACATTTGATGCTACAGAATATGTGGCTGTTCCCGCAACCAAAGCCACTTCATTTAGTGTAACTTTCCAAAGATGAATTCCTCTGTTACCCCATTCAGAAAATAAAAGATTTAAACTTCTTCTTGCACTACGTAAATCATTTCCACTATTAGTACGCATACCACATCTCTCGTATGCTTCTTCAATAATGTCATCGATATTTAAATCGAATGCTGTAGTTCCTGACGTAGCCATAATTCATTACATTATATCTTTGTAATAATCCAAAGACTTTCCCGGTGGTAATTGTTCATCTTGTAGACCCATGCCTGAAGTTCTTGCTGCACCATAACCTCTTGATTCACCACCTATAGATCTTTTCATAACTTTTTTTTCTCTTTTAGAACTTTTAGATGCACCAATGATAGACTCAGTTTTTCTTATATCTCTTTTATCATCACCCTCTATTGACATTCCCGCTTTGGCTTTCATCATATTTGATTCGATGGCTTTTCCTCTTTTTTTCTCGTAACTTGATAATTTGCCATCTTTATCTAAGTCAGCTTTTTTTGGGTTCTTTAACATTGTATCTCCTCCTAATCTCATTTTCATAAGGTCAGCATGATAATCTTTTGTGCTTACTTTACTTAATTT